ATGGCGGTAGAAACGGTAGTACAATGTGATTGGCTTGGCCTTTTAACGAGTGGAACGCTCATACCAGCATCTGCCTTTGTTGCAATTTGTCTTTTTATCCTAAGAGAGTGGTTAGATTGGCGTCGTAAATCCAAAACTAGAAAAAATGAGGTTAGTGCATTGAAGAAGATCTTTGCACGAGAGTGTCAGTTAGCCTGGAACGTAAATGAACAAATTAAAACACTATGTGAAAAATTCGCACCTTACGAAGAAAGGCCTATGCACGAGTGCCCTCTTGACTTAAGCGTTACAAAAACGGCAGCTGGTAAAACTCGTTATACCATCACAGAAAACAACGTCCTGCGCTCGGGTGGCCCTCTAAGCGAACCATCAGTCGCAACCTTCACAAAGCATTTATACGATGTTTCTAAACTCGATTCTGCATTTTATGAAAAGGTTAACCTAGCTTTTACCGCAGTGATTGAGCTGAAGCATTTTTATGAATCGTTGGTAGATAACGAAGATACAGCAAAGCTAATTGGAATCGACAACGTCATGTATGGTTTTTCAGGCTATGCCCTCGAAGAGATGATATGGATTGAACGGGAAATTAAAGCCCTTTATCAATACTGTACTGGTGAAGAACTGACTGTAGGTCTTTTACGATAAAACCCGCAAAAGCGGGTTCACATCAAAGCCACAATGGCCGCTGACCACCCATAGTCGGGTGCGGAGGTGCCGGGGTTACCGCTCCAGGCGAAACAATAAAACGCTCTACAGATTCCATCGTCACAAATGTACAGCTGCAATTTATATTTGTGCATTGATGATAGCGCTCTTTAGTATTTTCACTTAAATATCTGCTTGTACGTGCATGCGCCGCGTGCTGGCATTTCGGACAATGGAACATCATCAAGACCCCATTCACAATAAGTGAATGAATGATACTCATATTTTCACAATTTGAGAATACTTTTATTGGTTCATCTCTTCAGTAACATACTCCACATCCGACACTTTAACCTCAAGCTCTAAGCTCGTCGTGTAACCGCTCCCGTTAAGGTTATGCACCACCCGGCTGATTATCCAAGCCTGCTCGTCTATAACACGCTTAAAGCCTTTGACCGCTATCGGCGTTTCAGGAAATAAATCTGCCCGACCAATAGCCAGCGAGATTGAAAACTCCGCCACTCCGCGCTGTAACTTGTCCCACTTAGCCTGAGCGGCGCGCATGGCCTGCGCTTTTGTCGCGTAGATGGTCGTCAGCTCCAGCACGTTCTCAGACTCACCGACCATATACTCGCCCTCGCGCGCCTCCTGCTCTTTTTTGGCTCCGGCCTTTGACGTGGTTTTTGTCGCTTTTGGATGTTGCAGCGCGCGCAGGTGCTGCTCCTTCGGCTTGCGCTTGAGCTTCACCTTTTGCTTTTGCGGCTTCGGGTCTTTTGTGTGCAGCCATTTAGCCGTTACGCCGGTGTAGGCTTCACGGTCAGCAATCGCAAACTGATGACGGTCGCCGTCGCCGCGTTCGATCGTCATCTGCGGGATGGGCTTGCCGCTGACCGTCCGACCGCTACCGGCTTTCAGGAACAGCAGTTTCCCCGATTTCACCGACACTGATGCACCGTTACGGTCAGCCAGGCGGGACAGAAACACCGCGTCGGATTCCTGCGTCTGGTCAATGTGAGGCACGGGGATCGCTTTAAGTGTGTCGGCCACGCTTGCCGTGAGTTTGTTGCGCGCTGCGATGGTCTCAACAATGACGCCGAGCGTGGTGTCATGCCATGACTGCTCCCGGCGAGAGTTCAGCGACCCGCGAAAATCAGCGCTGCGCCCCCGTATAGTCAGCGTATCAGGAGCGCCCCGGTGCTCGATTTCATCCACCGTAAAACTGCCTTTTTTTATTAGAGCGCTACCCTGCCAGCCGAGCCATAAGGTTAACGTTGCGCCGCGCGGTGGCAGTGCGATTTGTCCGTCGGAATCATCGAGCTCAATGTCGAGCTGGTCGGCCTCGAATCCGCGATTGTCCGTCATGGTCAGACTGATTAGCCGGTCGCTAAAATCCTGAGTAATATCTTCGCTATCCTGCTTGAGCATAAATGCCGGTGCAATTTTCGCCCCGGCCTGAATATTCATTCCCGTAATCATCCCGCCAGCCCTCCCAGCCAGTTACCGGCAGACGTTACCAGATTGTCAGCCTGCGTTTTCAGGTCGCCGTAAATCGCCGCAAGCGAGTCATCGACCCGTTTCAGCGAGAGACTAAACTCGATTTTTCTGGCCGCGCCGTCGCTGAATAATTCGGTGTGCGTGTGGGTCACTTTTTCGATGACATACATACCGTGGATCATGCCCGTCCCGTCAATCAGCGGCCACGCTCTGCCCTCGTCGGCCATCAGTTCGATGGCCGTCAGCGACAGGCGTCCACCGGTGATTTCGGGGTACAGCACGCCCGAAAGCGTGCGCGAGGTTTCCCCCTCGCCGAGATACTGATAAGCCGGGGGTTTACCGATGCGGTCATTTGACACCCATCGGTAATCCTTCGAATATTGCATGGATTGATGCGGCAGCGTGCGGCGTTCAAACACAAATAAACCCAGTACCATTAACATGTTTTAGCCCTCATCCGTCATGGCGCATACTTGAGCGCTGGCGTGCTCTTTCTTCCCGGTCGAGTTTTTCGACTGCTTCCCGGAGCTGCCGGTCGAGGTCAGTTCCCGGCGCAACGCCACCCGACAGATTAATGTTGTATTCACGCTTGCTCTGGTCGACATAGGACCGGCCAGCAGGCGCCGTCACTGGCTGGTACATCTGATAACCGCCATAAACGGAGGTCTGCGGGATATAAGACCCGTTTTGCGCACCGGCTGCGGCACTGGCTTTAGCGGCCGTCTGGTCGAGACCGTCCGACTCTTTTTTGATGACCCCGAATTTTTCCAGCAGCCAGCCGACTTTTCCGCTCAGTCTGTTAAAGACATTCAGGGGAGCCGTTAACGCTTCGGCCAGCGCCTTGCCAAACGCCACGCCGACATTTTTGCAGCGGTCCAGTGTTTCCTGAGTCGCCTTAACCGGTGCTATCAGGTCAGTGAACCACTGCCAGACCCCGCGCAATTTCTCGATGATGGAATCAAACACCGGCGTCAGCGGTGAGAAGATTTCAGCGACTGGCGCAAATGCCGTTTTAAGCCCCTCCACCACGCCCGAAAAGAATGCGCTGATGGGCTCCCAGTATTTGCGAATCAGGAGCGCTCCGGCCACCACAGCACCGGCGACCGCGACCACCGGCAGACTGATTGCACCGACAGCAGTAACTATTGCGCCACCGGCAACGGTAAAGACCGTTCCCAGCAGACCTGCGGCGGCAATAATGGCGTTAATCCCCATCACCACCGGCCACGCAATCAGGCCAATCCCGCCAATTACACCAATGAGCGCCAGCGCGCCACCGGCTATAACACCGATAGTGGTCGCCAGTGATTTATTGCGGGTGATCCAGCCATCGAGTTTCAAAACATATCGCGTGGCCGTCTGCGTCAGTTTGCGCAGAGCGTCGTTTTGCTGGTCAAACAGGTCAGTACCCACGGCCTCATAAGCAGACTGAAACTCTTTAAAGTCGCCTCCGAGATTGTCCTGCATGATTTTGACCAGCTCCTCGGTTTTACCGTCCGAGGCTTTAAACGCTGCGGTGAGTTTGTCGAGCTTGCCGGTCGACGCTGCGGTCATCAGCACCGCCGCCGCCGAGCTGGCCTCTTCACCGAAGATGGTTTTCATGTACTCGCCGCGCTGGCTGGTACCGAGATTGTTTTTCTCAAAACTGCGCTGCATTTCCTTCAGGATGGAAAATATCGGGCGTGTGTTTCCTCTGGCATCAGAGGTTTTGACACCGAGCTCTTTGATAGCCTCAAAGGCTTTACCGGTCGGCGCCTGTAGGCGGCTCAGGATTGCACGGCTACCCGTTCCTGCCATCGAGCCGGTAATTTTCGCATCGTGCAACGCACCGACCATCGCAGCGGTTTGCTCGATACTGACCCCGGCATTTTTCGCCACCGGTGCGGCATAGGTCAGCGCATCACTCAGCCCGTCAAAGTCGGCGGCGGTTTTGTTCATCGTCATCGACAGCACGTCGCCAATGTGCGCGATCTGGTCACTGGAAAGCTGAAACGCAGATTTCATCCCTGTCAGCAGGGCGGCGTTTTCCTCCATTGAGCGCTGATTCGACAGCGCCATATTCAGCGTGACCGGCGTTGCCGCCTGAATGGCATCAGCATCCCCGCCACTTTTGGCGATGATGATTTGTGCACTCGCTGCGTCGTCCGCAGATGCGGCGGTATTGTCTCCGAGCTGCCTGGCCTGTTTGCGTAACGCCTCCATTTCGGGCGACTGTTTGTCGACCCCGAGCACGGCTTGCAGCTCAGAGTTTTTTTGTGCAAACGAATAGCCAGGCATCAGCAGTTTTACCCCGGCCATGGTGCCAGCCGTGGCTATACCTGTACCCGCAGCGCCAGCCGCCGCCATGCTACCGGCCATATTTTTTCCGGCCTGATAGCGCTCTTTAACCCGGCTCAGCTTTGCCTGTTGCTGACTGACCCGCGCCAGCGCCTCACGTTGCCGGTTAAGCTCCGCAGTTGTCTCACTGATGCTGGTTTTAAGGCGACGCTCGTCAGCCGACAGCGTGCGGGTGTTTATCCCGGCCTGTGCAAGCTCGGTGCGCTGACGCTGTACCGACTGCCTGAGCCCGTTATATTTGAGTTGCAGGTCAGCGGCGGATTTTTTTGCTGCCTCCATCGCGCGCGCCTGCGCTTTGGTGGGGTTTTCCGTGTTTTTAAACTGGACGGCCAGCGCTGCGGCCTCCTGTTTCGCTTTGTTAAGCGACTGACCGGTCACGGCAAGCTGTGCGCTCGCTTTCCTGAATCCGTCGATTCGGGACGCCTGCGCGTTAAGGTCGCGCAGGGTCGTCTGTGAGTTGCGGATATCGCCAGCGAGGGATTTGCTGGCGTTCTGGATAGCTTTTAGCGGTCGGCTTGCCCGGTCTACTGCATTAAGCAGCACCTCGATCCTGACGTTATTGCTCATAGTGGTTTCCGCTTCGCTGTAGCGCCTTGTCGCGCCATGTGAGGAGCTCGGTCACGCTCAGGGAATACAGCTCTGATGGCGGCCAGTGAAAAACCACCGCAATATCCGCCATCAGGTCATCGACCGAAAGTTTTGCGGGGAACGTCAGCGAGCCGAAGATGGCGACAAAAAACCAATCACCTCAGCGGCGAACTGCATCAGGTCTGAGGCATCGAGACGGGCAATTTCATGCTCGGTGAGTGCCGGGTAGGTCATACGCGGCAGCACCTTAATCAGCGCGTCAACGTCAGAGTTTGCCAGCGAGGCCAGCGACACCCCGCGCAGGGTTCCCGCGTTAGGTTTTGAAACCGTCACCTCTCCGATTTTTTGCTCACCGCGCATGAGGGGGTTATCGAGGGTCACGACGTGTGGCTTTTTGGTTTCGGTGACTTCAATTTCTGTAACGCCGGTTTCGATGTTGTTTTCCATGATGTTGCTCTCGTCAAAGTTAAGTGACCGGCCAGCCTGACTGACCGGTTAAGAGGGTTACAGGCCAATGGCCTTGCGGTGCTCTGCCAGACGGTCGACGCCGTCGACTTTCAGCACCATGTTGATGACGTCAATCTCGATGACCTCCTTACCGTCAATCGTGAGCTGGTAGTACGCGCATTCGGTCGAAATTTTGGTCGTGCCGCTTTCGCCCTGTTTGTTTTCGCCGCCGTCGTACTCTTTGTGACGGCCACGCATGACCACCTCAACGGCAGAAATCGCGCCGGTGTCATCGCGCTGGTATGAGCCGGTAAAGCGCAACGGTACGCTGTCTGCGCCCGGTGAGGCGTACTGCGCCCACAGCTCAACGTCAGGCAGACCGCCGAGCGTCCACTCGCACGACAGCGCATCGTCATCGAGACCGAGGTCAATCGATACCGAGCCCGGCATCCCGCCGCCACGGTATTTCTCAAGCTTACGGGTCAGCTTTGGCAGGGTGACGGATTCAACGACGCCCATGTAGCTCAGGCCATCGTTGAACATGTTCAGGTATTTCAGTTTGCGTGGTAATGCCATGCTCTCAGCTCCTTAGCTGTTGACCGACTCTGACAGGTTCGCCAGATAGGTATCAGTGATGCGCTGGCGCAGGGTCAGGTTTTCCAGCGGCGGGACGGGGGTGTAGTCGTAATCGATATACAGTTTCCCCACCTTGAGCGTTTCCACGCTGTTTGACTCCGGGTCGTACCAGCAGGAGCCATCAACGATATAGCCGTTGTTTTTCAGCTCGCGGAATTTCGCATTGATACCGGCGACGATGTCGCGGATAAGCGTTGCGGTGACGGGTTTATCAATCGCCCAGGCGTGCGCCTCCGCCATCGTGTCGGCCAGCACCTGCGCCGTGCGGGTGTAGTTTTCAAAGAGGAATAACGGATCGTCGGAACAGGTACGGTTGCCCCAGAATTTAAATCCGTCGTTACGGATCAACGTCGTGACACCGGCCTGATTCAACAGGTTCGCGTCGGTGGCCTTCTCCTGCAAGTCCCACGAGACCGAGGCACTGACGCCGGTGACGCCATTCACGCCTACGTTAGACAGCGTTTTGTGCCAGCCCGTCTCCTGGTCGATTTTGGCACGCAGGCCGAGCGCGCGGGCGGTCGCCCATGCAATATCGGTCTGATTCGCCGTGGTGTCCCATGCCAGAAAATCAGGGTGAATGACCATCAGCTCGCGCTGGCTGAAATTCTCACGGTAGGCGATGGCTTCGGAAATGGTCTTGCAGCCCCACGCGCTGATATAGCCAAACGCGCGCAGGCTCTGACAGGTCGCCGCGAGCGCGGTCGCCACCTCCAGAGAATCCAGCCCCGGCACGCCGAGAATGCGCGGCTTGACGCCAGTGACGGTTTTGGCGGTCAACAGCGCTTTAAGCCCGGTGTATTTGCCGTTTTCGTCGGTCGTGCCGATGATGTTGGAAATGGTTTCTTTCTGCGCCGCTTCCGGGTCGTCAGGGTCTTCAATACCTTCGGCAACGCGCACAACCACAACGACCGGCTTGCACTGGTCAGCAATGGCTTGCAGGGATTTTGACAGGGTGCCGAGCTTACCGGCTTTACCGATAGCGTTCTGCACGCTGGTAATCAGCACCGGCTCATTTAGCGGGAATGTTGAATCGTCAGCATCGCTGGCGGTACAGACCATGCCGATGATAGCCGTCGAAACGGTGGAAATGGTGCGCGTGCCATCGTTAATCTCGATGACCTCGACGCCGTGATGATAGTCGCTCATCCGTTTAACTCCGTGGTTAAGGGGTGCAACTATTTTCTGTTGTGTGTGAGGTGTGAGAAACGAAAGGCCGTTGGGGGAGTGACAGCACAACGCACAGTGACCGGTTGTGGTGTGCGGGAATGGCTATTGATCGTTATCAGCGATCAATAACGGTTAATTGATCGCTGATAACCATTATCAATGAATGGGTATTGTCGCTATCGTTTCGCCATTAACGAGGAAGCGATAATGACGATTTTACTCTGGATTGTTGGAGGTCTGGCTGCATGGTGGCTCTTTGGCTTTTGCTGGCTCAGATTGTTTGTCGGTGATGAAACAGAAAAAGATTATGAAGAATGCCCCTATGATTAAACCCGCTTAGCGCGGGTTTTTTATTACTCTGTTAACGGTGATTCAGGCCATTCAATTTCGTCGGGCTCACTGGTATCAACCCGGTTAAGTAAAACCCGGTATTTCTTCCACGCCGACAGGCTCGCCATTTCCTCTTCTGTCGCCATCGACAAATCGACCGCATCCTGCAATGGTGCTATGGCCTGAGCTGCAACAGACAAGAGCTGCGCCTTTAATGCCTCAGCATTTTCGATAGCTTCCTCGCGTGTAGGTGGTTCGATGTCGACCCATTCCATACATTCGGATTCAACATTGTACTGAGGCGCTTTCCGGTCAGGTGAAACCATAAAGGCTTCATATTCAGCATCGGTTATTGTCATCAGGTCTGAAGGAACGGGAATACCCTGTTCTTCATAGGTTTTGACAGTTTCCTCAAGGTAAAAGCTTTTATCTGTATTGCTGAAATATTTCTGCATATCAGTAACCCGTTACGTTTAAATAAAATGTTCCGTTGCAGTTATGGGTTTGAATTTTCACCTGATTTTTCCCGACAGGCGAACAGAGATAAAATGATGCGGAGTTATTACCCCCTGCACCGTAATAACTCGAACCGATACCGAGTATCCCGTTAGGGAACGACGTAGGCAGTGTCACGGTTACAGTGGCATTGTTGCCGACCGAGATATTTCTCACAGACTGCATAAACACAGCACCGTTGCCGTGCGTGTAGTAAGCACTGTTATTACCTGTCGTCGTTTTACCGGCCCCGTAGCGCGCCTCCGATTCTGCTTTGGTATAAGCCTGACCCGCCGGGGTATAATTGCCTTTTGGCTGATAGGTGTTTCTCAAATATGCATCAAGCCATTGATTCCCCCATTTCGAACCATAAATATTGCCGTCAGCAGTAAAGCGTGCTTTGCCTCCGCCTGCCTGCACCTCACCACTGGAATAAACAATACTTCCATTGATTCGCCCATTTACGACCAACTGAACACCGTTTGAGGGATGACGCTCAATGTAAGCTTTCCAGCCGGCATCATCTGCAAATTCTATCCTGTTGCCGCGACTCGCATCACCGCCCCAGTAAATTCGGCCGTTTCGGGGGTTGGCGCCAGTTTTCTCAGACGTGATACCACTACCGTTTTTAAAGGTGAAAGTGCTGCTTACTGATGCGCCTGCATTCATGTTGAAGAGCATATAACTCGTTATGCCACTGTTCAGGAATCGCATTACCTGCTTGCTGTTGGCATAAACATCCAGCACACCATCTCCGTTCTGTTTGAAACCAGTGTCATTATCCCCCAGAGCAATAGAGTTCCCCCCAAGGCCGCTGACCACGCCCAGCCCAAGACCGCCGTTAACGACTGCACCATTACCCAGCGTCACTCTGCCGTTGGTGAGGTCGATATAAAGCGGGCGTAGTCCACTTATACCGCCATTTTCGCCCTGGTCTTTTGCTGTCGGAATTAGGTAAAAATTATTTTCTGAACGGCGAAAAATCATTCCGTATGCCGCATCGTAAATGCGCAACGCATCAGCAGCGCGAATCTTAAGCCCCCCGGTCATTGTATCGCCGCCCTTATTCACGGCATTAATATCAGCCGGGGAGGGTTTATTGGCCGCATCATACTGTTTAACCCAGGCTGACCACGTCCCGCTGTAAAGCGTGCGAATGTACGCGCGGGAGCTGTTATAAATCCGGTAAATCTGCGTGATACCGGCATGCTTATAGACTTCCAGCGAACCAGCGTTTGTCTCTGGATAGTTCCTGCCGGTTTGAGCCTGCGCGTTCGCTGGCTGGTAATACAGTCCCGCCGTGGTGTAGGCGTTCAGGTCGGCGGCGTTGCCAATTGCCACGGCCTGCCCGTTGAAAATATCCTGCGCGCTGATATTAAAATCATCAGTCAGCGCATGACCATTAATCCTGCGCCCTGATGGTACACGTCCGTTAGCGTTGTCATTCGCGGCCTTAACGGCTTTCGGCGTTGCCGCCAGCGCCTCAGACGTGCTGTCGGTTGCGCTGCTGAGCTGGACGATACCCTTTTGCGCCGTGGTAGCGTCCTGAGCCGTATATTTCCCTTTCGCAAGGTCATACGCCGCCTTAACTGCTTTTGGCGTCGCTGCCACGCTCTCAGACGTGCTGTCGGTCGCGCTACTGAGCTGGACGATACCCTTTTGCGCCGTGGTAGCGTCCTGAGC